ATTGCGTTAGCAGATAGCGAAGTACCATCGTACTGTAAAGTTGTTAGCTGAGTATTCCCTTTAGAGTTCTCAAGTACCCCTATCTCGGAGCCTTCTGTTGAACCCATACGAATGTTTAATGCATCAATGTACTCCCCGTTTGGAACGAGTCGCTCATCGACTGATTTGTTCATCCTACCTGCTATAAAGTTTCTTTGAATATTCGCCATATTATTTTAACCACTTATCTCTTCCTCTTAGATTCATTAATAACCTTCCCGGATGTATATTGCTAATTCTTATTTTTGCGTTTCTAAGTAATGCCGTCTTTCTCTTCTGTGCTCTCCTTACGACATACTCTTGAACACCTACCTTGCTATTTAATATAGCATACTCAATGTAAGCGTAGATGAAGTCTTCAAATAACTTATTAACAGTTACCTTACTATCGTCTCCATTCTCCATACCATCAGACACATACTCAAGTACAACAAGCTCTCCCTCAATACCTGAGCTAAAGTTTATTACACCACCCTTAGCATCTATCTTAAATGTAGGGTTTGCATTTGCAGTCTCTGTATTCAATCCGTATCGAGCACCTATCCCATAGTCAAAGTACCAAGCCCCATCAATATTCCAACCTGCTCTCCCATAATACTCAGAGTTTTGGTTTAGGTATATAGACTGCTTAGTCCCATCTAATCTATCTTGGTCTAAGTTTGAGTTCTGAGGGCTTAATGCGTTACCGTCTATATCGAATAGTATCCTATCGTTATTGTCTTGTAGGTATGCACTTGACCAATTGGTCTGAATGTTTTCAGTCAATGGCATCAATAGACCATCACGGTACATTGACACTCTAATCCAATTTACATAGTCTGATGGTAGCACATACCTAAGCTGTGCCCCAACATTTAGTTCTAATATCTTGCTCTCTTTAAATGCGTCATAGTTTAATTCTTGTATCGCCCTCTTTGCGTGGAACAATACCTTGTAGCGAGGCTCGTTGTTTACCAATGAGTGGTTCCCTGCGTACATTAACATAAAATTATTTACTATATCCTCTAAAGAAACATATTGGTATGAACCCCAATTTTCATCTTCAGGGCTTGCCCCTCCATTTTCGTAGTATTGATATTGTGATATATATGCCATATGTTATTTTTCTGATGCTGTATTCTCGTTGTCCTCAGCCTGTGCAAACTGTACTGCCTGAATCTCTCTAATCGACATACCTGCGTATTGTAGAATCTTGTTAACCAAGTTAACCTCATCGTCCAATGGTAGCTCAAAGTCTTGATAGTCAGCACTTCCTGAATCAAATACAGGCTCTCCACTTGCTAATGTTATGAATGTCCACTTAGGTGCAAATGGGAATCTAATGTACTGAGAAATCAACTGCCCTATATTACTTATCGTATTTGGATAAGAATCCAAGAAGTCACCCTCCTGTGCGTATGCAGGGAATGTTAGGTTTGGTGCAGTAAGGATAGAATTACTTAGCATAGTAATCTTGCTGTTGCTTACCTTCTCTGCTTCCTTTATGTCTGATGCCCTATATATATTATAAGTCTTACCAATTACATCCCATACTGTTACGCCTGACGTAGCTCCTACTGTTAACTGAGTAGAGCTGTCCACAGATGCCACTTTAGTATTGTATGTAACGCCTCCTGTTACCGTTGACACGATATCCCCTACTGATACACCACTTGCCGTAAAGTCTGCTGTAGAGTCCTCTACAAGCGTCCCTGCTACATTAACTGCTGTGGTAGTACCACTTGCCAATTGATTAGTATAGATTAATACCTTGTTAATAAGATAGTAGCTATTGTTAGTCGTTGTTGGAGATGGTAAGAAATACTGACTACCTGCGTTCTGTAGCAATGGTAGCGTTACTGAGAAAGAGTCTATCACCTCCTCTATACCTTTCGTAATATCTGCGTAACCCGTTCCTGATTGACGGGCATTTTCTTTCATTAATTGGTAGTTGTACTGATAGAAATAATTCTCAAAGATATCTAACTGAGCTTGCTTTGCAAACAAGTTGAAATCAGATGGGGTTATGTACCCGTAATTATTTTTGTTCAATACAGACATTACCGTCTGTCGGACCGAGTTAATCATCTGCTCTTATTTTATTACAAAGATAGGCAAAAAAAAAGACCCCACATTTTTGCGGAGTCTTTGTATATTGGTAGAGTAACTTGTTAGTCTAATAGTGATTCAAGGTGTTTCAATATATCTATACCATCATCGCTCTTCATATAAGAGACAACTAAATCTATACCTTCTTCTCCAAAAGGTACATTTAATAACTTTGTTTTATTGGAAGATAAATTAAACCATACCTCTTTGTTACTTTTTCTAAATGTTAATAGCCCTTGGTCAAAGAATCTTTGAACCGTTCCTACTAACTGTAGCTCAGGGTCTGTTATAACATCTAAGAAGTCACTTGGATTGTTCTTAGCAAATACTAATATGTCTCGCTTCATCTCTGCGGTGGATGTCTTTGATGTATCCATATTAAAGAGTACACGACATACATTCTCAAGCTGCTCTAAGCTAAGTGACTTAGCCTCTATCAATGCGTCTGCTTGAACTAATAGGTAGTCTACCTCTTCTGTGGCATCCTTAGCCTTGTTTATTTCTTGAAACTGTACTCCGTTTAAGGGATGGTAGTGTAAGAACTGCTGTAATACTTGGTTTTCTTTTGGAACGTGAAGTAGCCCATCTTCAAATATTACGGGTTCAAGAATGGCATTTCCATCTTGCTCTTCTACAAATGGGGACTTTTGGTTTCGTGCATATCGAAGCTCTCGGTTAGTACCTGCGTCTTCGTCAAAATGCATTAATGGGAATCTTCTACTGTTTTGTGTCGGTAGCATAAAAGATAAAGGTGCTACATCTCTTGTAAGCCTGTAAGACTTAGCTTCAAATACTTTGTTTTTATTTTTCATTTAATTCTAATTTAATTCTTAAAAAAAAGGGAGAGGCTACATATGTAGCCCCATCCCATTATTAATTTACTTCTTAGTCTTGGAATAAGAAGAAGTTGTTTGCACCTAACGTACATACAGCTCTCTCAGATAAGAAGTGTACTTCCATAGCATCTAAGCTTGAAGTTTGTGCTCCACCTGCTGAACCTGTAATCCACGTTTTGTAACGTCTGTCTTCAGTTTCAGAAGCTCTGTATCGAACGTGCAAGAATGGACGCTTTGCGTTTTTACCCATTACTTGGTCGTATACTGAAGTAGAACCGGCAGGAACTAATAGTCCGTTTACTGCTCCGCTTGTTAATCCACCACGCATAGTTGGGTCGTTTAGGTATTTCCAATCAGACTTGTAGAAGTCATATCCTCTACGGAATCCTGTGAAACCTAAGTTCAATGCCATATCCTTATCATTGTCGAATAAACCGAAAGATGCGAAGTTAGCAGCACCCGTAGTTGAGTAACCGTTTAACCCTGCTAACATATCGTCAATGTCAAAAGATAAATCTCTGTTAACAAATACTACGTTCTCTTCAATTGCACCTTGCTTGTCAAGTCGTGATACTACCGTATCCCACTCAGCAAGAGTAGTTGGGCTACCTCCGCCCCATACGTTTCCTCGGTTGTTAACAACGTAGAAGATACCTTCAGAACCTTTAGCTCCTACGGCTGCTGCTGCTGCTCCTGAACCTGCGGCTGCCGGAACTGCTTCAATCATTGCAGTCTCTAAGTAGTCATCAAAACGTAAACGAGTTTCGTGCTCAGACTTTAAGTACCATAGGTATCCGTTAGCTCCATTTTCAGTAGTTACCTCAACCCATCCAATTTGTGCCATATCAGAACCTGATACTGCGTACTTGTCTTTGATGATGATTGGAGAGTTCTCGAAGATGTAATCGTCAGACTCTAATGAACCTTCCATTCCTTCAGTTCCTTTTTTGAACTCAGAACCATAAACAAATACTGTAAACTTGTCTGTTGCTGTTGTGTTAGTAATACCGGCTGCCTCATAAAATGCAACTGTAAACTCATCATTTGTAGCACCTGAACCAACTGCTGTTACGATAGCTTTTATGC